CAGTACGTGTAATCTCTTTATCCATCTCGTTTAAATCTTCTGCAAGAATTGCTGCTGCTCTATCGTTAGGTGAACGGCCGGAATATAACTGCTCGCCTGGAAGTCTCTGCATTGCATCCTCAGCAGTGCATACACGATAAGGAGCCACAAAAGCAGGCTTGTAAGAAGTGGTCTTGTAGCCATTGCGAAGATCTAAAGTACCACCGATACGAGGGTTAACAAATGGAGCAATAGTACGCTTGCCTGGACCTTTAATATCAATATCAACGGTTGGTGTATTGAAGGTCTTTTTGTTTGAGAAATAACGGTCACGTAAGAATGAACGAGCACGGAACTCTGAGTTAACCATCTCAAACATGGTACGTGGTTCAAATAATGAAACTGTCATCTTAATCTCCTATTAGCGTAAGAAAATTCCAACATTACGAGCGGCTTTAACAAAGTCCTCAATGTTAACCCCTGAAGGAACAATCACAGCTGCCTTATTAAAGTCACCGTTAACATATACAACACCTTCAGTGTCTGCATCTGAAGCATTTACATCATCTGTAAGAATGCCAAATACATCTGCAGGGGTATCACCATTTGCTGCAGAAACTGCAGATACCTTACCATTTGCAAAGGTCACTAAAGCACCGCGCTTTAAGTTCTGACCTGATGCAACAACTACAGGAAAAGTCTTAATCTCATCACGATTAAGGCCGGCAAATAACTTGTCATACTCAGTTGACTCAGTTTTAATTAAATCAGCCATTTTCAATCTCCTAAATTATTTTTTATAACCGTTGATTTTTGCCAACTGTGAATGAACAGCAGCAACCAACTGAGCACGTGACTCAGCATCCTTATCCTGAGGCAGAGCGCCTTCTGCATTATCAGCACCGGCTAAATCACCTGCTAAAGCCTGAGCATCCTCAGTTAATGCTTTTGCATGTTTATCACTCTGGCTTTTCTGCATTTTGATAGTCTCAATGGCAACCTGCTCTGCTGTCATTGGTTCTTCAAACATTGCCTTCATTACCAAGTCATGATTTGCACCGTTGTCAATCTCTGACAGTGACTGAATACGCTTACGTTCTGAAAGAACTGCTTCAGCAACAATTGCTTTAAACAAATCAGGATGTTCAGCATTCAGTTTTTCTGCTGTCATAGTCTCTGTTTTCTTCTCCTCAGCCTTTGCAACAATCTGAGTATCTTCTACCTTTGCTGCAGGCTTTGGATCTTCTGGTCTCTTACTCATTAACATCTCCTTAGATGGTTTACGTAAGTTTTGTAAATCCCATTCTTTGCCTGCAATGGCCAGAATGTGATCGTCTTTCATATAAGCAGATACCTGCTCACTGTTATCAATCTCATCAGCAAAACCTTTCTCTACAGCTTCTTCAGCAGTAAACCATGTTTCTGCATCCATGAGAGATTTGATCTCTTTTTCATCAAGGCCTGATTTCTCCATATAAATGCTTCTCATTGATTCAGCGCATTTATTGAGAACATCAATCTGCTTTTCAAGTTCTTCTGCATTTCCATATGCGCTAGACATTGGATTGTGAATCATGAACAGAGAACCTTTACTGATTACTGTCTTTGCATTTTTTAAAGAAGTAATCAGTGTTGCAGCAGAAGCAGCAAGGCCGGTCACGTGAATTGTGATACCGGCCTTGTGTCTTGATAGAATTCCGTTTATTGCCAGAGCGCTTGCAACACTTCCTCCTGGCGAATTGATATAAATATCTATTGGTTTATTAGGATTGACTGCAGCAAAAGCTTTTGCAACTTCTGCCTCATCAAAGCATTTCTCATCTTCCCACCATTTTTCAGCAATAGGACCAAAGAAATTCAAGATTGTAATTTCTTCTTTTTCCTGAATTGCCAAAATTGGTCTAAGCTCTGTATTTGGCATTGGTTTCATCCTCTTCACTGTGTTTTACTGAATTAACACCGGTTGTTGGCCTAATGTTGTTTTCATTCATAAGTTTTTCTTCTCTGCCCCTCTGAGCTGCAATCATGTCAAAGCTCATTCCAGTAAGTTCATTTGCTTCATGCTCACGTGTACTGAAACCTTCCTCAACACGAACCTTAGCAGCTTCAGCTTCTTTAAGTGGGTCAAGCTGGCCTTGAGTATCACCTGACCAATCAGCTAAACACCATGCTTTTCTGATTGCAGGATCATCAAAGAAACCTGGAGCACTGATTCTGCCCTTAGCAACAGCTTCAGATAACCATTCTTCATAGACTGGTTGGCACAAACGGTTAACAATCCACTGTCTGCGCATTCTGAACATCTTCCATGCTTCAAGTAATGCGCCACGAGAAGCACTATAAGAAGATGTGAAGCTCTTCATCAGAAGTTCATAAGGAATTTCCAAAGCTGCGCCGATCTGTCTGCAGATAGAAGTAACAAAACCATCAAAAGCAGTATTAGGTCTGCCTGGGTTTGCTGTTTCAACCTTCTCTCCTTCAGCAAGATTTACAATGGCACCGTTACCAAGTGAGACGTCATTCTGATCTGCAGTCATGGAACTTACATCAACACCAGGCATTCCAGTCATTAAAGAATCAAGTCCATTCTGTGGATTGTCCTGAGTGATAAATACAGTGAAGTAACCACTTACTACTGCAGCAACTAGTTCTGCATCTGTATATCTGCCTAACTGTTTTAATGCTTCAATCACTGGGGCAAGAAGTGGTACACCTCTGCGCTGTCCTGGACGTTCCATATCAGACATTAGGTGGAGCATGTTTCTACGACCTGACTTTGTGCCAAAAGCCTGAACACGCTTCCATTCCTGCTTAAAGGAATTGATAGGACGGTGTCTTGAGTATGGATGATATTTGGCCACGTAATAAGCGACCGGTTCACCATACTGACCAACCTCAACACCTTCAACTACAGAATTTTCCGTAATTTTGAATGAATCTAAAGGATTGCAGATTCTGTCAGACTCAATCAGATCTAGTTTTAGGTCATAAGGACAGTTAGGACGTTTAATAAATGGTAAAGCCACAAAACAATCACCACTCATTAAGGTTGATAACAATGCTAATGCCTGGAACTCATAAAAGGTGCACATCCTTGCAGCATCACAGTTGGTTGAATCAGACCACAAAAGCCATTCGCGCTCTGTGTTTTTCTGCCATTCAACAGCCTGCTCTTCTGTAAGTCCGAGTTTGTCACGGTCAATATGAGAATTCATCATAAGACCAGAGCCAATAACATTGGTTCTAATTGTCTTAATCGCACCGGTGGCCAGAGGCACACCCATGTAAAGATCGCGTGAACGCTCTCTTAATGTCTTGATGTTATCTGCAATATCTTCATCTGCAGAAGCGCTGTGGCTCATCCATCCAATTAAGGACTTTCGAGCATATGAAGCGCCGTAATGGGAATAACCACTAGCAACCAATCTGTTATTTACTACAGCAGTAGGAGTTTTTGCTTGCTGAACTACTGCAGGTTTAACAGCATTAGCTCTAGTGGCCATTGCCTTACGAGGAAATTTTCTCTGTGTCATAACTTAAAAATCCTGAGGAATAGCTCTTTGAACTTTTACACCACCACAACCACTTTCACACTTAGAAACAATGTCTGACCAATACTCAATTGCTTCCTGAATAGCGGTTAAATTTGCTCTGGTTAAGGTTCTTGATCCAATGGTGTAACTCTGACCGGTTAAAACCACATCCAGAGCATCTAGCAATGCATCAAGTTTCTTTTTAGCAATCTCATAAGGAATGCCTTTATATTTTTTTAAAACTGGCATTAGATAACTCCTTTAGAATACTTGCGTGTTTTAACTGGCTTTGATTGAATTACTGCAGTATTTGCATTTACCCCCTGAGCACAAAGCTGATTGAATGCAGGTCTTACTATCTCAATTGCTGCAGTTGCATATACAGCGCAATCAAGTGCCTCATTACGCTCTCTTAATTTCTTCCAACCTTCCTTAACACGTCCTTTTTCAAATTTACGTTCAAATACTTCAGCGGTTAACTGTTTAAAGTATTCCTCTGTAAAGCCTGAATCACGTGCCATTGGATAATGCACATAGGCAGGGCCAAAATCATTAACTTTTAGGCGGTTAAACAGCAGTCTTTTACCTGCATCAACACCAACCACAAAAAGAAATGCTCTGTAACGGTTATTCTGAGAAGGTGGACCTATCAGGTCTTTACCTGCTACAGATGAACCCTTTGAAGAGAATACACGTGATTTTTCACGTGCCTTAGTGTACTGATAAACAGTATCTGTCATTGAACCGTCACCAGAATCAACTAAAGTACAGGCAATTCTCAATTCTCTGCCATCCTGCAGATGGAAGTTTTCTATCAATAAAACATCTAACTGTGACCAGACTTCATTCTGTTTGGTGTCACCAAAGAAAACTCTATGACAAACACCCCAGGATTCAAAGTCTGCGCCCCATCCAAATACTGTTGCTTCAAGACGGTTCTGCTGAACGTCAACACCACATGTAAGCATCAGATTTTCTTTAGGAAG